TACCAATATGAAGTTGGTTACGGACTTAATGAATTTCACGGCAACAATTAACAGTAAGATTGAGCGCGGCATCAAGGAAAACGGTAATAATTCGGATGTTTTTATTGCAGAAGTAAATTCAAATCTACCTGAAAAGTTTATGCTTTCAATCCCTATTTTCAAAGGAATGAAAGCCGAAACATTGGAAGTTGAAACCTTTGCCAAAATCAACGGACGCGAAGTTTCCTTTACGCTACTTTCGCCGGGCGCAAACCAAACGCTTGAAGAAATCCGCGACAAAGCAATTGACGAACAATTGGAAAAAGTACGTGCGATTGCGCCGGATATTGCAATTATTGAAATCTAATAGTTAAATTTTACTTATTATGATTGTAATACAAACATTTATTATTACCTTTACATCGTAATTAAAAAATTCGGAAATGCTGCCCGAACGAAGATATTAGCAAACTCTTATTTTTTAACTCACTTCGGGCAGCAACCTAAAAGAGTAAAAAAATGAGAGTTTGCTTTTTAAACAAAAATTATGCTTAAAAACAACAAGTAATGAAAACGTATAAAATTAAAACAAGTTTTGTTTTTGATGGATATTTTGAAGTTGTTGCTGAAAACAAATCACAGGCTCGTGAATTTGTAGGAAAGCATTGCGGGTTGGTTATCGGTGGCGATATTCGTTCCACTTTGCCGGATGATATGGTAAATTGGGAATTTGATGTACATCCAAAAAAAGTAATATCATGAACAAGAATGAAATAAATATCAAAAATACTCATAGTTATATTGGACTTACAAACATAACAGATTATGGACAACTACTTAAAGAGGCTGAAGAAATTCAATCTTTTGCCGAGATAACCGTAGGTGACAACCCACAGGAAATCGCAGAAAGAATAGCTGATTGCGGCGTTTTAATTGCCCGGTCTGGAAAGATGCTTGCCGATGCAAAGTATCACTTGAATAAGAAAAAGCAGGACGAAACAGTAAATTTAGTCTTGAATATTCTACACAAGGAAAAGCTATCTGCCAAGGTTCAGAACGCTTTGATTGATAGTATTTGCAAAGACGAGCAGTACCTTGTTGATTGGCTTGAACGCCTAAACAGAGCGGTTACGCACCAGCAAGAAGCGATGCGGTCGCTATTGAGTTACGAAAAAGAAAATTTAAGATTTTCAAAAACAGGATATTGATATGACAACAGCATATAAAAAATGAAAAGAATAATTAAAATATTAAGACCCTATGTTCATCGCAGCAAGTTTATCGCAAACATCTACTTTATTTTGATGTGCAGGGGTTACGGTTATAATTGGAAAAGGATTTTGAGTGTGTTTATTTAATCAATTGTGTCAGAAATAAATAATTACATACCGATTAGTCGCAAGTTATTTGAGCACCAATTTTGGTGCGAAGAACGGGTTTATTCGAGGTTCGAAGCTTGGATTGATATTTTACAAAGTACAAGATTTGAGGACACGAAGTTGTTAATAGGCAATCGGTTTATAGAAGTTAAAAGAGGTCAGTTCACTGTTTCATTGCGGTATTTAGCAGAGCGTTGGAAATGGAGCACAAAGAAAGTAAATAACTTTTTAGATTTGCTCATACTCGCCAAAATGATAATAAAAGAAACACCAAAGGAAACAGGGCAAACCGTTATAACTGTCTGTAATTATGAAAGATACAATTTGAATTTTAAAGAATGGAAACACCAAAAGAAACAGGAAGGAAACACTAAGGAAACACCGAAGAAACAGGAAGGAAACACTAAGGAAACACCGAAGAAACAGGAAGGAAACAAATATAATAATGATAATAAAGAGAATAATAATAATCCCCCCTATAATCCCCCCGAATGGGAAGAGAGTGAGAGTGATTGGAAAATTGATTTTTTAGTTTACAAAGACGAATTACGCAACGCTTTCAAGAAAATCAAAAAGGATAATGATTGGATTAGTCAGCAGCAAGCGTATTATCCAAATGTGGATATAGTGAAATCAATTGAAAAATCTTGTGTTAATTATTGGGCTACGGAAGCAGGTTGGAAAAACAAGAAAAGTAAGAAAATAAAAAATATTTGTTGGAAATCGACTTTTGGCAACTCAATTAGTAAATCTGAAAATAAAGTTTATTACAATAAAAACGACGAAAATGCAGGAACACAGAAAAAAGTCGGTTACGTCTGACACGGAAACCGGTCGGCTAATGCCGCAGGCTCGTGAACTTGAAGATGCAGTTTTGGGGGCTGTTATGCTTGAAAAAACGGCATTTGAAACAGCAAATAATATTCTTTCGGCTGATATGTTTTATTACCAAGTGAATGGCATAATATTTTCTGCTTGTATCGAATTAGAAACGGAAAGACAGCCTATTGACTTGCTTACTGTTGCTGATAAATTGAGGAGTAATGGAGATTTAGAAGCCGTTGGGGGTATGCATTACCTCGCTCAATTCACTCAAAAAATAGTTTCTTCCGCTCACTTAGAAACGCATTGCTTTATTGTTAAAGAAAAGTATTTGCACAGAAAGTTAATCCAAATTTGCAGCGAAAACATATCACTCGGGTTTGACGAAACAGAGGACATTGACGAAACAATCGCAAAACTGAACACCGAAATTGAATCATTACAGGAATTGATTGTCGGCAAGCGAGACACAAGCCACATTTCTGAAGCGGCAAAAGAATCAATCACGCAGATGCACACTCGAATTGCTAACAAACGAGATGGCGTAACGCCCGGAATACCCACCGGATTTGCCGATTTGAACGCTTTAACAAATGGTTGGAAGCCAGAAAAGTTTATTGTTTTAGCCGCCCGCCCCGGAGTTGGGAAAACGAGTATCGCTTCTAAGTTTGCAATTACGGCAGCAAAAAAAGGAACGCCGGTAGTATTCTTTTCGCTCGAAATGGGAGAAACGGAATTAACCGACAGAATGATTATATCCGAAGCCGCCATAAATGCCGATGATTACAATTCAGGCTCAATACAACAGGCGGAATGGAGCAAGGCAGAAATGGCTATGGAAAGCATCTCAAGACTTCCGATTTACATTGAAGACAATCCAAACGTAACAGTCAGAAACATTGTAAATAAGGCTCGCCTGCTCAAAAAACAAGGAAAGTGCGGAATGGTAATCATTGACTACCTGCAACTAATAACTCCAAGCGTTAAAAGTAAAATAAGGGAACAGGAAGTAAGCGAAATAAGCCGTTTATTGAAAATTCACGCCAAAGAATTGAAGGTACCGTTTATTGTTCTTTGCCAAATGAATAGAAATATCGAATCCGAAAACAGAGAGCCAAGGTTATCCGATTTGAGAGAATCCGGCTCTATCGAACAGGATGCAGATATAGTTATTTTCATTAGTCGTCCCGGAATGTATCTCGATGAATTGAGAGATAAAAAAACAGGAGAAGTGATTGACAAGAATTTCATAGAACTCCTTATCCGAAAAAACAGAGCCGGAAAACTTGGTAAAGTTAAGGTTATGCACAACGAATCAATGACTAACTTCTATGATTATGACTTTCGAGGACAATCCGACAATTCGTACAATCACAAGGCAACGGTTAATTATTATGAACCGACACACCAACAGGAGGAAGTGCCGTTTTAAGTTGTTGAATATCAAACAGTTAAACTTTGTTAAGTGCAAGAAAATAATTTGCTAAATACTTGTGTATCAACTAATTAATTTGTACCTTTATACCATAATACTAATATATAAATATACAAAGTTATGAAAACAGAAGTAATAAATGCAATCAAAAAACTACAAGTAGAAGTTGCAAACTTAAAAGTAGAATGGTTTGAAGAAAGAGGTAATGAGTTTCTAAAAAACAAATATTTGCAAGCAAAAGCAAAGTTAGAGGGAATGCAAGAAGTTGTAGGATTATTGGTCGAAATTTAATATTCAAACTATTGATTATAAAGAAACCGCTTATGCAATATATCTGAATGCGAAGTTGAAAGTGTTATCTATATGTTTGATTTCGGAAGGAACTGATTTGAATGTAATGATTCCGCCCAAACAAATAACTCAAGGCGCAATCTTGCAAAATGCCTTTGGCGTGATATTGGCACACAATCATCCGTCAGGAGATGCAACTCCGAGCAATGAAGATAAGTTTGCCACAAGCAGAGTAAGCCAATGTTTGAAATTGTTTGATATAAAATTAATAGACCACATTATTGTTACGTCTGACAGTTATTTTTCAATGGCAGATAAAAACTTAATAAATTGAGTTATGAAATACGACATTATTATTGGCATCGACCCTGACACTGAAAAATCCGGCGTATGTTTTCTCGAAACAGCAACACGAATACTCGAAGTTTCAAGCCTTACGCTGCCGCAATTAATTGATTACTTAGAGTTTGTAAAATCTAAAAAGATGAACTATAATGAAAAAATAGTCGTTGTCGTTGAAGCAAGCTGGACTACCACCCACAACCACCACCTTGCCGGAAAACACACTTTGGCATCTGCATCAAAAACAGGTTACAACATCGGGCGCAACCACCAACAAGGAATAGTCATTTGTGAAATGGCAAAAAAATTAGGATTTGAAGTCGTCGAACAGCCGCCATTGCGCAAATGTTGGAAAGGGATAAACGGCAAAATTACCCACAAAGAACTTCAAAATTTACTGTATAATTCAGGACTTGGGATGCTTGATAAAAAAACGTCAAACCAAGAAGAAAGAGATGCAGCTTTGATTTGCTTTTTTAGTTCAAATTTGCCACTAAAATATAAACCGACAAAATGAAAGAAGTTATTGATTTGACAGGAAAGAAATTTATGCGTTGGACGGTTATTGAGAGAGCAGAAAGCGATAAACGCAATAAATCTATGTGGAGATGTGTCTGCGAATGCGGAACAGAAAGAAATGTGAGTGCAAATAATTTGAAAAGTGGTGGTTCTCGGAGTTGTGGTTGCTACAATTTAGAATTGGTAACAAACAGAATACTTGGCAAAAGTGTAAAACACGGACTTTCAAAAAAACACCCTATTTATAAAGTTTGGGAAGGAATAAAACAAAGATGCACAAATACAAATGCGTTTGCATTTGATAGTTATGGAGGTAGAGGTATATCTATTTGCAATGAGTGGTGCAATGACTTTCAATCATTTTACGATTGGGCGATTGCTAATGGTTACGCAAAAGGATTAACACTTGATAGAATTGATAATAATGGAAATTACGAGCCGAGTAATTGCAGGTGGGCTACACGAAAAGAACAAGGAAGAAATAAGCGCAACAATATAAAGATTTATTACGATGGAAAAGAATATACTGTTGCTGAACTTTCAACTAAATTAAACATAAGTAGGTATTTTGTGCAAAAAAACTTCAAAAATTTGCAAAAAATCAAACATTTTTAATGTAATGTGATTGTAATACAAATATTTTTATTAGTTTTACATCGTAATACAACTATCTCAAAAAATGGAAATTTACACATCATATTTTGCAAAAGAAAAGAAACTGATAGCAAAAAGAATTGCGCCAATTGGCATAGCTCGCTTTCCGCCTAAATTCTTTTACGGTCAAAGTCTGTTTGAACTTGCGCCGAGAGCAGAAATGTTGCGAATGCCCGAAGAACAATACGACCGCGAATTTAACAAAATATTAGCAAGGCTCAATCCGCAGCAGATTTACGAACAAATCAAAAGAATGTCGGGCGGTCGCGATGTCGCTTTGTTATGTTTTGAAAAGTCAGGCGACCCTTGCCACAGGTATATGGTTGCCGATTGGTTGAATAAAGAACTCGGATTGAATATCAAAGAGTTCGATTATGTTCCGAAAAGTAAGCCGGAGGGCGTACAGGGAAGTTTATTTTGAAATATTGATATTGGAGTAGTGGCGGAATTGGTAGACGCTTAAGACGTAAGAAAGGTAACAAGCAGGTCATTGGTAACTCCCTTTAGTAATAAGCAATGAGAGCCAAGTAGAAGCAGAATGTCGCAATACTTTTTTGCAGGTTCAAAGCCTGCCTACTCCACAAAAAACCAGAGAGAGAGGGGGGGTATGAAAGCAACAAGCAGTTAAGTCGCGAATTGACCGCTTTTGTTTCGTAGTTGCAAATACGATAGTACCCCCGTTGAGAAATACCAAGAGTTGCGTAGGTGCCGGTGTTGAGGTGAAATATTTGTGGATTAATATTTCGCAAACTTGCAAAGCGATGACAAGCAGAGCATTTGAAATCAGGCAAATTCACAACCAATAATCGCAACAACAATTAGAGATGACCGTCTGACGGCTCGGAAAGACGAGCATTTTTACCGCTCGTAACTCAACGATAGAGTGCCATACTTTTAATATGGAAGTTGCAGTGTTTAAGTCCTGCCGGGCGGACAAATTCAAAACGATATGGCTCTACAAACGCCCGGAGCGTTCTTTTTGGGAACGCTTGTTCCATCGGAACAGAAGTACATGAAAATCATTTTGGAGAATGCACTCAAAGCAGGCTACAACAGGATTATTGAGCCTTGCTGCGGTGCTTTTGCTATGTCGCACCTTGCCGTACAAGCCGGATTTAAACCCGAACAGATTGAAGCAAGCGATGTAACAATGTTTTCTTCCATTATGGGCTATGCTTTTATGGATAAGCCGTTAGACGATTTGAATATCAAAGCAACCGGCTTTACCGATGAAGAACTGAAAGACCCCGCCACCGCTCTTTACGCATTAATGTATCTGAAAACAATGACGACCGCAGGCAGCGACTTCTTTATGGCAATGCTGAAAGACCTTGAACTGCGAAAAGAACAGCATATTGCCAAAATTCAAGAGCAGTTAGATAGAGGAAAAACATTGTTGAAAGGATTTAGTTACCGTCCGCTTGATATGTTCGACCACATCGACGAAGTGATTGCAGACGAGCGCACAATCATAATCGCCAACCCGCCCACCTACACCGCAGGTTTTGAAAAATGGTACGGCACCGGTGGTAATATGACTTGGAATGAACCCGAATACAGAATATTCGACCCGAAGACAGGTTTAACCGATTTATTCGAGTTAATGAACGGAGCCAAACCCCTAATCATTTGCTACGAAGAAAACGAAATCCAAAAAATGGCAGGCACGGCTATTTTTACACGCTACGGAGTTCGGAAAGGCATAAATGTATATCTCACAACCAACAGGGAAGAAGAAGCCGAAAACTTGGCGAAAGGCAAAATGGTAGTCCGTCCCAACGAAAGCAAGATGTCGCCGCTCGATTGTTCTACCCTGCCAACCGATTACGAAATCACAGAAAACTCAAAAATTGAGTTTATGAAAGTTGAGCCGCAGTATTGCCAATATTATCGTGGCGTTTGGACGCACAATTTTGTAGGCGGACAGGCTCAAATAAATATCGTTCTACTCATCGACCGATATGTCGCCGGTGTGTTTGGTTATCAGTTAGCCATTGGTCCCAAAGTGCTGAAAGATTTACTCATTATGTACGGAATAGCCGTACCACATCAAAACTACCGGCTTGGCAGATTATTGACAATGATTGCCTGCAACCTTCAAACGCTCAAAGCCGTACTTACCGACTATCAGATAACGAGATTGCACGGAGTAAGCACCACGCAATTAACCAAATACCCCGAATCGAAAGAAATGCGCGGTTTGATGAAACTTGTAGATAAAGAAAAAGGAAAGTTGGGTTACAAACTCACATACAAGTCCGAAATCAAAGAACGGACAAAAGAAGAAGCATTAAAAGAATTTCTGAAAAAAGAAACAATATGGAAAAAGGAGAGGAAAAAAACCAAATTGGCACAAGAATAGAATTGCCGGCAGGCGTTACCATACTTGCCGACTTGGGCTACGGCGTAGTTGTCGCGAAAGTCGATGTCAGCCTTATACGCGAGCAGGATAAGAACGCACACTTGATGAAGCCGGAGATGTTTCGGCAGTTATCCGAAAACATCAAAAAGCGTGGCGGACTTGAAAGTTTGCCTTTTTGTGCATTGACAGATAAAGTAGAGATGATTTCCGGTCATCACAGACTTCGGGCAGCGAAAGAGGCAGGACTGAAAGAAATCATCGTATTGCTCGACACCACCGGTTTAACACGCAGCCAAATCGCTGCAAAGCAACTTGCACACAACGCAATCAATGGTTTCGACGACCCCTCTATGCTGAAAGAAATCGCCAAGATGATTACCGATGTAGATGATATGATTGAAAGTTTTATCGGGAAAGACATTCTCGGCGAGCCGTTGGCGGAACTCGACAAGTTGCTGTCGCCCACGCTCGACTTCGATTGGAAACAGATACAGTTTGTTTTCATTCCGCACCAATTGAAAAATCTTGAATTGTTTGTCGAAAAAACAGGCGGAAGTTTCGACTTTGTAGGAGCGGCTCACGTTGAGCAGTACGAAAAACTGATGGATTCACTGCAAAAGTATCAGAACTTCAAAAACGTAAAAAATCTCGGTACTGCAATCAACGCAATGATGGAAGCCGCCAACCGCGAAATGGAAGCCGCAGAATACGACGGCACGGAAGAATGGGTAACGCTTTCTACTTTGTTTGGAGCGGCAGCCATTCCACAAGAATTACATCTGAAAATGAAAGATGTATTTGAAAAAATGAAGAAAAACGGTCAGATAACCGACAAATCGAAATGGAAAGCGTTGGAGGTTTTGGCTGAAAATTATCTAAATTCGTAAAAACGATATAAAAAAGGAATGAAAAGGGAGCAATTGCAAAATATTACTCTAATAAATGCCGATTGTTTAGAAGTATTGAAATCATTACCGGACAATGCTTTTGACATTGCTATTTGCGACCCGCCGTATGGTATTGGGGAAAGTTGGAAAAAAGACACGAAAAGCAATTTCTATAAACACAATACAAGTTATAAAAATAATTCAATTCCAGATAAAATATACTTTGATGAATTATTCAGAGTATCTAAAAATCAAATAATTTGTGGCGCAAATTATTATACAGATTATTTATTTACTACAAACGCTTGGATAGTGTGGGATAAATGCAGGAATGCAGATGCGACATTTAATAGCGAATGTGAGTTATTTTGGACTTCTTTTAAAAAAGTTGCACGAATTGCAAAATTTCAATGGAATGGCGCAGTTACTTGTGAAAAGAGATGTGGCTTTCATCCGCACGAAAAACCAATAAAACTTTACCGGTGGTTACTTAATAATTATGCTAAAAATGGCGACAAAATTCTTGACACACATCTTGGCAGCGGTTCAATTTGCATTGCAGCGCACGATTTGGGGTTTGAAATGACAGGAATAGAATTAGACGAAGGGTATTTTATAGCAGCAAAACAAAGGCTGTTGAATTATCAAGCACAAGGAAAATTATTTTAAATATAAAAAGCAATGGCACGACCAAAAGAATACATACAAGACTTGCACGACAGTTGGGCGTGGAGTTTAGCAATGGAAGGCTTGACAGACAAGGAGATAGCCGAAAAATTAGGAATAGCCAAGTCAACGCTCAATAATTGGAAAAACGAACATCCTACGTTTTTGGACTCCCTAAAAGCAGGAAAAGAGCCGATAGACGCCAAAGTGCAAAATTCATTGTATCAGCGAGCAATCGGTTACTCATACAAAGAAAAGAAAGTCGTTGTCGAACTCGACAGCAATGGCAATCAAAAACCGGCAAGGATTGAAACGACAGAAAAGATTGTCCCGCCCGACACAACCGCTCAAATTTTTTGGTTGAAGAACAGGCGACCGGATTTATGGAGAGACAAACAGGAAGTTGAACTTTCTAATCCGTTCCTTGAATTGATGAAAGCAGCAGCCGATGGCGAAAGTGAAGATAACAGATAAGGAAGTAAACACCTACAAGTTATGGCAGGAAGATTGGAACCGATTTGTAAGAAATGTTTTGAAAGCACGATTGGATAAAGAACAGCAAGAGATTATCACTTCGGTTCAGTTCAACCCGATGACAGCCGTAGCAAGTGGTACCGCAAGAGGAAAAGACTTTGTCGCCGCTTGCGCCTCTCTTTGTTTTCTGTATTTAACGCCGGTATGGGACAGTAAGGGTAATTTGATAGGCAATACCAAAGTTGCGATGACAGCGCCCACCGGCAGACAGGTAGGCAATATTATGACACCCGAAATAAGACGTTTGTTTCGTGCCGCCAAAGTTTTACCCGGTCGTTTGGTTGCAGATGATATTCGTACCGATTACGAAGAATGGTTTTTAACAGGATTTAAGGCTGGAGATGATGCTACTGAAAGTTGGTCGGGCTTTCACGCAGTAAATACAATGTTTGTAATAACAGAAGCATCAGGAATAACAGAAACAACCTTTAATGCCATAGAGGGAAACTTGCAAGGAAACTCACGAATGTTAATTGTTTTCAATGCCAACATCACAACCGGTTACGCAGCAAGGGCAATGAAGTCAGACCGCTTCAAAAAGTTTCGACTTAATTCCCTGAATGCCGAAAATGTCGTTTCAAAAGAAAACAGAATACCCGGACAGGTAGATTACAATTGGGTAAAAGACAAAGTAGAAACTTGGTGTTCACCCATTCAGTCCTACGAGGTAAACGATGGCGAAGGAGATTTTGAGTGGGATGTCGAAGAAAACGGCATATTGGTTAAGCGTTGGTTTCGCCCCAACGACTTGTTTCGGGTAAAAGTGCTTGGAATGTTTCCGAAAGTCGCCGAAGATGTCCTTATTCCTTACGAATGGATAGAGTTGGCAAACAACAGGTGGTTGAAGTTGCAGGAAGAAAATTACAAACCGACAGCACCCCTGCGGCTTGGTGTTGATGTCGCCGGTATGGGCAGGGATAACAGTTTACTTTGCTACCGTTACGGCAACTATGTAGATAAATTCCACGCGCACCAATCGGGCGGAAAAGCCGACCATATGCACATTGCAGGATTGGTTAGCCACGAATTGAAAAATCCCGATACAGTCGCAGCCATTGATACGATTGGCGAAGGCGCCGGTGTTTACTCTCGTTTGGTAGAACAGGGATTTATCAATGCCATATCAAGCAAAGGCTCTGAAAGCGCAAAAGGATTGCGAGACATAAACGATGTGTACGAATTTGCCAATATGAGAGCCTACTTGTTTTGGTGTATTCGCGATTGGTTAGACCCGAAGAACAAAAACAACCCCGCACTTCCACCCTGCGACAAACTGACGGAAGAATTGACGGAAACGCATTGGAAGTTTCAAAGCGACGGTCGTATTATCATTGAAAAGAAAGATGGCAAGGATAGCATACAGGAACGTATCAAACGCTCGCCGGATTGGTCGGACGCACTCAAAGAAACATTCTACCCTGCAAATGTGCAGGTAATTGACGAAGAACAAATACTTAATGATTTTAGATAATTATGAAAATACTTAATTTATATGCAGGAATAGGCGGAAATCGTAAGTTATGGGAAGATGAACACGAGATAACAGCGGTTGAACAGGACGAACCGACTGCTAATTTTTATAAATTGTTGTTTCCAAACGATAATGTTGTTATTGCAGATGCGCACGAATATTTGCTAAATAACTTTGATAATTTTGATTTTATATGGAGTTCTCCGCCTTGCCCCACTCATAGTAGATTAAATACAACAATGGTAGGCTTGGGGAAAAGACCAGTTTATCCTGATATGATTTTATATGAAGAAATAATATTTTTAAATCAATGGCACAAAGGTTTATTTGTAGTTGAAAATGTAATTCCGTATTATGAGCCGTTAATACCAGCAAAGAAAGTAGATAGGCATTTGTGGTGGAGTAATTTTTTAATTACAACTTTTATTCCGACAAAAAAACCTAATCACGAAACAGCAACAGTGAGACAATTAGAAGAATTTTACAAATACGATTTATCACAAGTTGTAGAAACAAATAAGAATAGCAAATTAAAAATGCTTCGTAATATGGTGCATCCAGAAGTAGGGATGCACATCTTAAATTGCGCGTTAAAAAAATACAATTATAATAATGCAGAACAATTAAAATTATTTGAATTATATGAACCTCAAAGAAATTTTTGCAGAAAACAGGTCAATCAATGACATCATTGCCGACCTCAAAGAAAAAGACGTTGAAGTAATCCCTTGGGCAAAGTTGTCGAAAGAATACATTCCGTCGAAGCACGAGATTATGACCGACAAGATTACCCGCAGGGACAAAACACGCAAAGACGGAACGATTGAAAGAGTCGCACGAGTAACCTACGGCTCGCAACGAATGTATTCTCGAAGAATGACACAAATGGCGTTTTCCATTCCCGTCGAAAGGATTTACGACACCGGCAACGACGAAACAAAAAAAGCCATTGCCGCCGCCATTGAAAAAATATACGAAGGAGTGCGCATTGACGCCGTCAATACAAGGCGTTGGCACGCTTATTTTGCCGCGTGCGAAGTCTTGTCTATTTGGTATGCCGCCAAGTCGAAAAACGAGGATTACGGCTTTCAGAGCGAGTACAAACTTCGCTGTATGTCTTACTCGCCTATGGATAAAAAGTATTCGCGAATTGAACAGGCGGAAATATACCCATTGTTCGACGGTGTCGATTTGATTGCGTTAAGTCTCGAATACACCAAAAGGGAGAAAGACGAAAAGAGCCAAAAGGCAAAAGACGTGCAATATTTTGAAACATACACCGCCGAAAAGCACTATGTTTGGAAGAAATCACAAAACGATTGGGAAGAAGTAATCCAACCCGAAGAAATCGTACTTTTGAAAATCCCTGCCGTCTATCAATGGCGACCGCTACCGATTTGGGAAGATGCCACCAACAACACCAAAGAGATAGAGTACGCACTTTCACGCCAAAGCGACATTATCCGCAAAAACTCCGCTCCAATATTAAAGATTAAGGGCAAACTCGTCAACAACGACAAGCCCGAAAGTGATATTGCAAGGGAAGTTTACCAAATGGAAGGCGAAAACACCGACATCAGTTATGTTACTTGGTCGCAGCAAGTCGAAGCAACCAAATTCTACACCGAAATTCTGAAAAAGAATATGGACGAAGAATTGCAGTTGCCGAACCTGTCGCTCGAAAACACCAAAGGACTTGGCGTAGTATCCGGCGAAGCACGCAAAACACTCCTTGTTGATGCCCACTTAAAAGTCGGCGAAGAAAGTGGCGACATCATCGAGTTCTTGGATAGAGAGTGTAATGTAGTCAAGGCTTTTCTCGAATTGATGAATACTAAATGGAAAGGCAAAACATCGGCAATAAATGTTGAGCACAAAATAACTCCTTTCATTCAAAACGATGAAGATGCCGAAATCACAAAGATTGTCAAAGCAACCGGCGGAGAGCCTATTGCTTCACGAGCAACCGGCATTAAACGCTTGGGATGGGTAAAAGACGTAGAAGCCGAAAATGCACTTATATCCAAAGAGCAGACAGAAAAGAATACTATGGATGTTTTTGAACCGACAATGTAAAATTATGACATCTAAGACAATAAACGAAAATGAAATAAAATTTCAATATCGACTTGATATTGAAGGTGAGTATATTCCTAATGTAGGCGATATGATTACTCATCGAGAGAAAACATATCGTGTTATCGGAAAAGGTCATGATTATAATGAAGGTTTGATAACGATACATTGTTATAATGGCTCTCAACAAATGGGATAAACAGCACCTTATCAATCTCGGACTAACACAGAAACAGATTGATATGATATTTACGGCAGCAGCGAAAGAGGCTGCCGCTATCGGCGTGTCTATTGACGATTTCAATCCCGACAAGCCGTTTTCTTTTGCCGACTATCCCGAAACAAGGGCGCGTATAGAAAAGTGCGTGAGCGAACTTTATTCACGGTTAGAAATAACCACCGTAAACGGCACCCGCTCCGCTTGGACATTGGCTAACAACAAAAACAATGTACTTTGCGACCGCGTGTTTGGCGAAAATAAGTACAAACTAACCAAAGCACAGGAACGCAAGTATTACAGCAACAACGACAAAGCCCTCGAAGCATTTCTAAAACGCAAAACCAATGGCTTAAACCTTTCAGATAGAGTTTGGAACTACACCGACCAATTCAAGACCGAAATCGAAATGGGTTTAGACTTGGGCATCCGCAACGGACTTTCGGCAGCAGAAATGGCTCGCGATTTGAAAAAGTACCTCAAAGAGCCGGACAAGTTATTCCGCCGCGTCCGCGATGAACACGGAGTTTTGCAACTATCCAAAAATGCCAAAGCATACCATCCTGGCGCGGGCGCTTACCGGTCATCATACAAAAACGCTATGCGCTTGGCTCGCACCGAAAACAATATGGCGTATCGCACATCCGACCACGAGCGTTGGCAGCAGTTAGATTTCGTTGTTGGTATTGAAATACGGCTATCAAACAACCACACATTAAACGGAAAGCCATTTCACGATATTTGCGATGATGTGCAGGGAAAATACCCAAAAGACTTCAAATTTACAGGTTGGCATCCGATGTGCCGCTGCCTCGCTATCTCAATCCTCAAAACGCCCGAAGAAATGGCAAAAGATAACGAGCGTATAATGAATGACGAAGAACCGAGCGAGGAAAGCGAAAATACCGTGAATAATGTGCCTGAAAACTTTAAAAAATGGATTGATGATAACAAAGACAGGATTGATAAAGCAGATGCAAGGGGAACGCTGCCTTATTTTATGAGGGATAATGCTGAATATGCTGGAGTTCCGATAAACAAAATAAATGTAACCGGCAGGACAGATTTAATAAATGTTGCAATGGCTAAATACAATTCATACAATACAAATGAATGGACAAAAGTAGGATTTGATGAATTTAGTGGTGGTTACGAGGTATATCACAAAGAACATCTATTTGACCCAACCATCGGTAAATTTGGCATTCCAAGAAGCGACTATGAGAAAAACGCTGCAAATATCTTGTCTGAATATGGAATGACTGTTGTTCTTGGCTCTGAAAAACCTGAATTTGAAAAAAGAAGAATTGATGGATTACTGAATAATGTACCATTCGATATAAAGGGAGTCGAAGGAAAGAGTAAACGAATCATAAAAGATAAGATAGCCGATGCAAGTAATCAGGGAGCAAAAACTGTAGTGCTTTATTTCCACAAAAAAGATATGTTTGACATTGATTTTGTTAGAGATGGCTATGAAAAGTATCTTTCAAATTCAAAAAGCAAGCGAGTAGGCGTTGTTTATTGTGTGGTTGGACAATATTTGTATAAACTGTAAAAAAATAATGCTTATGTTTTGTTATAAAAAAAATAATTCATATCTTTGCAACATAATACAGAGCGAATTGTCAAGGCAAATATTGGGTTCAAATCCCAAATCGTTCACGCGGATAGGATTACATTCAGTTGGTCCTATCGGCTCAAAAAGAACCGGTAATTTATTGCCGGTTCTTTTATTTCTAAACACTATCCTAATCTGCTGTAATTCAAACAGTTAAACTTTGTTAAGTACAAGAAAATAATTTGCTAAATACTTGTGTATCAACTAATTAATTTGTATCTTTACATCATAATACTAAACTATAAAAATATAAAGTTATGAAAACAGAAGTTATTATCAACGCAAACAGAACAGGCTATTCCACAAGCCAAATTAAAAACACAATGACAGTCGGAGAACTTATTGAATTTCTACAAGGATTTGACGAGGATTCTCGTATTTATCTATCGCACGACAATGGTTATACCTACGGAGGCATAACTTGCAGTGATATTGACGAAGTAGAGACAGACGAAGACAATGAAAACTAAAACATCAAAAGCCGTAGAACTCTTCCGAAACGGAAAAGTAAAAGAAGCCTTAGGAATATTCAGCACTTTCCGCATTGGTTTCAGCAAGGAAGAAAAGAGAGCAATCGAAATAGCCTATGAGTCAATGACTGGCAAAGAAGCATTTTACAGAAGTCTCAACATTGATGTAGACGAAGAATACAGAGTGGCGGTAGTAGCAATTAACAAAAAGTATAATATTTAGCAGTATGGAAGTAGTAAAATTTCAATCAACAAAAGGGGTGTTAAGAATTTCAGCAGAAGCAAAGAAAAGTGTATCTATGTATAATAGAGATGGTATATATAGCCGAGAAGAAACAGTAAAATCAATATCGCTCAATCACAATGGCAGGCGATATTATGGAGTAATCCTCAAAGGAAGCGTTCACGCTCCAAAAACTTCAATGATAGGTCAGTGTTTGCTCGACATTGCATTTGCCGAATACGAATCACAAAATAAAGCAGTATGAAAGACTTAGAGTTAAAACAAATTGGCATAGACGATTTTAACAGACCTGTCTATAAGGACAACGATGATAAGTTATGGAAAGATGTAAATTGCGATGGCTTGCACATTGCACTTTACTCGGCTTGCAACAATGAATTTGACGGCGAGCCGGATATGCCAATTAGACAAACATACATAATTAAATAAGAAATGAAAGTAATAGAAGTCGGAAAAGAGGTAACATTGAATGAGCCATATTTAGGTTATCACAATGGAGTTATACTTGAAAGAATATACCCAAAATGGGCAATAAAACTTCACGGAAGCGGAATGATAATTTATTTATATGATGATGAGTTTATAATAGACTAATTATGTTCGGAAAAGACTACTATCCAACCCCCAAAGAAGTTATCGAACAGATGCTGTTCGGTATCGACATCGCAAACAATGTATTCCTTGAACCGTCAGCCGGAAATGGAAACATCATTGACTGCTTAAATGAACACCACGCAAAAGAGGTGTTGTCGTGCGAAATCAATCCCGATTTGGCAAAAATAGCCGCAAGCAAATCTCGACTAATCGCCAACGACTTTCTGACCGTGCAAGCCGCCGAAATTTCACACATTCACGCCATTGTAATGAACCCGCCGTTCTCCGCTGATGAAGACCATATTTTACACGCTTGGAATATTGCGCCCTGTGGTTGTACAATAGTTTCGCTTTGCAACGAAAACACCATTAACCGCCATTGGGATATATCAAAGAAACGGCAGGAATTACGCGAGTTAATCGAACTGTACGGTAGGAGTGAAAATTTTGGAGACTGTTTTTCAACTGCCGAAAGGAAAACAGACGTTCGAGTATCTTGTGTATGGCTATACAAGTCAAAGCAAGGCGAAGATGAATTTACCGACTTCTTCTCTCTTACAGATGATGAAGTTGAAAATATGAAAGCTGGAATTGCAAAATACGACTATGTCAGAGATATAGTCGGTCGATACGTTCAAGCAATTCAACTATTTGATAAGATTGAGCCGCTGGCAAAACAGATAAACGAACTGACAAAGCCTATTTCAGATTACGGACAAATCAAATTTGGAGCGTATGAAACAAACAAGCATAACGGAAGTAATGAAATTTCACGAGATACATACAAAAAAGAACTGCAAAAAAAATGTTGGCAGCGCATTTTCGATGATATGAAAATGAACAAGTATGTAACGCAAGGAGTGCAAGCCACAATCAATAAGTTTGTCGAAACACAAATCCACGTTCCGTTTACAATGAAGAATATCTACAAAATGCTTGAAATTATTGTCGGAACGCACGGCAACCGAATGAACCAAGTACTTGTTGAAGTCTTTGAAAATATCTGCTCATTTGCTTGGAGAGAAAACTGCACCGGCGGCGAAAAGTGGAAAACAAACTCCGATTATGTAATCAATAAACGGTTTATTGTGCCTTACATTTGTGAGTTTCGTGATTATGTATCCGACAAGGAAAAAGTAACACTAAGTTTCGGAAGCCGAACCAGTCAAATTGAAGATGTAGTAAAAGCATTATGCTATCTTACAGGATTAAACTGTGATACAATGAGGAGTTTAGGACAGTTTGTTAGCCAAACAAATATGAAATGGGGACAGTGGTATTATTGGGGGTTCTTCCGAATACGAGGCTACAAAAAAGGCACAATGCACTTTGAGTTCCAAAACGAAAAAGACTTGGAAATGTTTAACCGCCGTGTCGCCGAAATCAAAGGTTGGGCGTTACCACAAACAAGCAACTCAACTAAACAGTCAAGAGCAAAGTCGACAGGGGTTTCACTATTTGATTGACAATAAAACTGTTAAATCTTGGATTTTCTTGCAAAATATTTGCATATATCGAATTTAATATATATCTTTGCATTGTAATTAATAACAAACAAGAACCGGCGGCAACGGATAAGCGGCAAAAAGAAAATGAAAACTCAAAAAGAAAACAACAGAACAGTTCACTATTTCCACATTGGCAGAGGTGGTAGATTTTACAACGGAGGACATAAAACTTATGTTGGAATTATTAAAACAAATGAAATTGAAAGTAAAATTGACTTGAATTTGAGCGAAAGAATGAACGGGAAATTTCACTATTCTTATTTTGATAATGCCGGAAATGAAATTATTAGCAGGAGAGATTTTGTCAATGGATTGAAAAATGGAAGATTAGTAGTTGATTTTGACACAATATATGATACTGATATTTTCTGCACGATAGAAAAAATGACCGATGACGAAAAAGAGTTATACGAAAATAGTTTATAAAATTAAAATCGCCAGCCCCGAGCGCATCGGTGCATATTTTTTATGAAAAGAATAGAAGAGCATAAGTATTGGTGGTTGGGAGAAAATAAGCAATGGCATGAAGATGAAGAAACGCTAATTAAGTTGTCTTTCCCTCGCTGTTTTATTCGTTACAATGTAGGCGATGCTTATTTTGCATCATTTGAAGATTTTTTTGGAAGTATAGCAGAAGTTCAATGGCTTGATGGAGAAAAGCCGTCAAAAAAAGTGCAAATGGAAATCATGATTGAAGCGTGGAATTTTCTCGCTATTGAAGAGAGGTTGCTGGAAGATGATTTGGCAAATATGGAAATTGATGAATGGGAGGAAGATAATTATGAAAGAGATGTCTATTGGTGAAATTGCCGTAATCGAAGGAATAAAAATATTGTGCATAGAAAGATTTGTTATGTGTGGTTATTCAGATTGTATAGGGATAAATAACAAATCATTATGTTTAACAATGCAACCGTGCGTTTGTAGTTTGAGAGATGACTCTAAAAATGTCTGCTATAAAAAGTATTACCATGAATGAACGTGAACGAATAGGGCTGCGCATCCGCGAAATAATGAATGAGCAAGGTATTTCAACTGTTAAGCTTGCAAAACTAACAGGATTACACCAGCCGAACATTCAACGAATAATATCTGGAAAATATTCTGCCGGAATTGATATTTTATCAAAAATAGGAGATGCTTTAGAGTGCAAGATTGATTTTGTAATTAAATAGCGTTCTGTTTCCGCACTTTTGTATAGGCAGCCCATTCCGGCTGCCTTTTATTATTTCCTTTTAACAAAGATTAACGTTTAATATGATTGTATTACAAACATATTAATTACATTTGCAAACGCTTGTACTGCTAATCAAGCCACAGGTTGTTTTTCATACGGTTTTTGGTGTATGTGGCTCTGTTCGGTGCGATAGCCTTACAGAGCCATAAACACAAATCAAAAAACGTAACGTAAAATGAAAACAAAAGTTTTGCAACTGTTGAAACCCAAAACTGCATCGTTGGGGTTCACTACCGAAGAACTGGAAGGGGTCGCCGATAACATCGCAGGAACCCTGAAAGAAGATGCAACAGACGAACAGATTAATAAAGCTATTGAATCTGTTTTACCTTTCCTACAGATGTCTCAAAAAGCGGTTACACGCATCGTAAACGCGAAAGAAGAGAAATCCAAAAAAGAACGTGAAGAAGCCGAAGCGAAAAAAAAGGCAGAAGAAGAAGGCGAAGGTAGCGGAGATGAAACAGCAATTGAAAAATTGTTGGCGGAAATCAAAGCAATGCGCGAACAGCAAGATGCCAAGTTTGCTGCACTCGAAGGCGAAAAAACAGCAACCAAACGGATTGCCAATTTTGAAAGCATAATCAAAGATTTGCCCGAAAAACAAAAAGCATCCGAACTGTCAACTTTCAAACGCCTTGTTTCCACCTTTAAAGATGATGAAGATTTTAATTCCTACTTGGAAGAAAAGAAAACATCTATCAGCGAAATGGTACAGGAAAATGCAAACGAAGGACTTGGCGGAGTTACCAAGCCCGGCGGTGGTGGCAGATACACAAGCGAAAAACCGGCATCCGAAGAAGAATGTGATGCTATTGTTTCACGAATAATGTAAAATTAAAAATGGCAGAATTTGGAACTTTAAACTATCCGTCAAAAGAAATCATTACCGAAAATGACAACATTGTCATCAAAAAGTATATTGACGGATATGAAGGAGGTCGTACACTTGACACAACAGGTTACGGTCTTTCCGTGATTAAAGCAGGGCACGTTGTTATCGTGGAAACTGCTACGAAGAAATTTAAGCCTATGCCGTTAAATACGGCAAAAGATGCTTACGACACTTTGCCAACAGGTCATACATACGCAGGTATAGTCGTTGCGACTGTTACCGCCGACAGACCTTTCGTTGGGATTTTGACAAATGGAACTATTAACCCAAAGGCAGCTCCGTTTAAGTATGACACCATACTCACAGCGCTGAAAACAGCGTTGCCGCAAATTGAATTCAGGGAGGATTGAAAATGGAAAAATCGCAATTTATTGAGTACATCAAAACGTATTTCAAAGGCATTGTTACTGCTACTTTGAAGTTGTTGAACGGGAAAGAGGAGGGTATGCCTCCGAGATACCGTTTCAAAGAAATGTTACGCCCGAAGTTTTCCATCTCAGGAAAGTGGGAGTCTATCCTTGCTGATTACAGGAATGTAAAAGCAGACCTCGTTGCAATGGATTCTCCGTTGCCAATCAAGAAACGAGGAAAACTTGGCGCAGCAGCAGGCGATATTCCGAAGTCCGGAATGAAGAAATGGTTGAATGAAACGCAAATGACAAATTTGCAGACATTGCAGGCTTTGGGAGAAAATGATGAAATCAAAGCAGAATTGTTTCGAGATGCAACCGCTTGTATTACAGGTATTTATGAAAATAATGAATACTTGTTCCTGTATGGACTTTCAACCGGTGTCGCTCTCATGACTGATGATGAAAATGTTGGAACTGGCGTTCGATTAAACTTTGGATACAAAGACGAAAATAAGTTTGGAGTCCAAGTTAGTTGGAGTAATCCGTCAACGGCAAAACCGATTGATGATTTTGAAAGAATGTTTGAAAAAGCGAATGGAAATATCCGTATTTTGATGATTGACCGTCCAACATTGAAGAAACTTTGTGCGACAAACCAAATGAGGGAGCGATATGCTTTCTTCAAAGATTTTAATATTACAAGCGGAAGTATTGTTCCTGCTCTTACTCTTGACAAACTGAACGAGTTTATGCAGAGTGAATACAAGGTGACATTTGATGTTGTTGAGCGCACCATTATTGCCGAAAAGAATGGCGAAGACACAATCTTAACGCCGTGGCAAGAAGGAATGATTATCGGTATTCCGACCTACAATGTTGGCGATTTGGTATATGCAAAAACAGCTGAACAAAACGCTCCTGTCGATGGAGTAGAGTACCAACTTGTTGACGGTTACGCATTGCTTTCTATGTTTAGAAAGAACGAACCCGCCGTGTCTGAACATACACATATTCAAGCGCGAGTATTCCCTGTTATTTCAAACGTAAGCAAGATTTTCCAACTTGACACTAATACCATTCAGGCATAATTATGGCAAAAGTAATTAGAGAATTTAGGGATGTCAACAACTACGGGAAAATGTACAAAGTTGGCGAAGAAGTCGAGTTTGATGCTGTTCGCACAGAGAAACTCGTAAAACTCGGCTTAGTTGAATGTGAAGTCAAAGACTTGCTTATTACAGACATCGATTTGACGAAACAGTGGAAAAATGTCGTATCTGACGTAAAGTCATTTACGGATGTTGAAAAACTAAAAGTTGCGCTGGAAACTGAAATCAAATCCATCAGTCCGCGCGAATCTGTAGTTAAGGCAATTCAGGAACGGATTGATGAACTTGAAAAACAGTAATCAATGACGAATTTAGAAGCTATCCTTGAAGATTTACGTCCGTATCCGATACGGAAGAAACTTATCGAACGAAAGTGCGAAAAGTACGGTATCGGAGCAGATGTTGCTATTTCAGACGAAGTTACTGTTACGAGAATAGTTATTGAAATTCTTGTCCAAATGCTTGTGTTAAACAATGTAGCAGAAGGCGGCATTTCAATTTCTTTCGACAGGAAAGGCGTTGAAGAAAGAATAAAAGCATTATGCGGAGAAATCGGATTGGATAGTTCTAATTTTGTCAAAGAAGACATTGTAACCTACTTGGGAGATTTTTGAATTATGAACTTTGAAAATGGCATATTACAGGTAAAGATTAAGACAGGAGGTGGCTTGGATGCCAATGGCTATCCGATAAAACCTTCTGAATCTTGGTATGAACCAATACCGTGCCACATCAAAGTAAATAAAAAGAATAATCTTGGAAAGCAAAATGGAAATGCGTTTATTGTTGCCTCCTACGAAGTTTTTATCGAACTGAGACCATTTGAAGCAGAGAGAATAAATTTAATCAAGCGAGGTAGAGACTTAGGCGAATTTTCTGTTTTGTGGATTGAACATCTTGAAAATGTTGGAACCGTGAAAATTGTTGTTTGATATGCCGATAAAGCGCGAAACTCCTGAAAGCAAAATTGATGAGTTTGTTGAAAGTGTTTTACAAAGGCAGAATCAAGCAATAATTAGAAGTTTGGCTTACGTTGGCGAACAGTGCATTAATGAAGCACGGTCCTATAATGGTAAGCAATATACAGACCAAACAGGCAATTTGAGAAGTTCGACCGGATATGTAGTTGTTTCAGACGGTAATATTGTTCAAATCGGCAACTTTCAGCAAATAAAAAGTGGAAATGAAGGAGCAAAAGAAGGACAATCATTCGCAAGGCAAATTGCAAGCCAATTTCCGAAAGGAATATGTTTGATTGTCGTAGCAGGTATGAAATACGCTTCTTACGTTTCGGCAAAAGGCTACAATGTATTGGATAGTTCTGAATTGTTAGCGGATAAACTCGTTCCGCAAATGTTACAGCAACTTGGATTTAATTATAAGTGAAAACGGCAAAGCAAATACAAAGCGATATTATTGAACTGCTGAAAAGCAGTCCGCTCGCCAATGCCGTGAGTGGGGATATATATCGTTTCGGTTATCGTCCGCGCGACAGCAAGAAAGAGGATATTATTGTAGTTTTCACGGTTGGTTTTCCTGACCAAATTGAGACAGGCGTCGTAACAGTTAACATTTATGTTAAAGATATTGATAATGAAGTAAATGGCGTAATGCTCGAAAATGGTAGAAGGTGCGAGGAGTTAGAGATAGCAGCAAAAAATTGGGTAGAATCGCTAACTGCCGAAAAATCCGATTACAAGTTTACTTTGCAACAAACAATTTACACAGAGGAAGAGCCTGAAATTAATCAGCACTTTGTTACAGTAAAGTTAAAATATGAATTATTAACAATCTAAATTTTAGAGATATGGCAAATATAAGTTGGGGGAAACCCTTAGTTGAAGTGGCTCCGATAACAGGAGGAACTCCCGGAGCATTTGTGGCATTACCAACCCCCGTACAAGATAGTACGCAACTGTCTGTCGAAAAAGGCAATAAACTTGAAGCCCCTTTGGAGGGTGGCGAGTTGGCTGATGTTCGATATGACAAAAACAAATACACGCTTGTACTTGAATTGTACAGGACAAAAGGTTTGACAAAGCCTATTGTTGACGATGACGGTATTATTAATACCGAGTACGCAGTAAGGCTTACTCCTGAAGACCCTACGGTAGAAGGATTTATTATAGACCGAACAAGCGTATCCATTGAGGACACTTGGGATGCAAAAATCGGCTATAAGTGGAAATATACGTTTGAGGCTTTGAAGCCTGCAATCGGTACATTGTTGAAACCTTATACCGTTCCAATTGGATAGAAAGCCAAGCGGGGAGGCATAAATCCCCGAACATCGAGAGTTGGAGCAGTGGTAGCTCGTTGGGTTCATATCCCAAAGGTCGCAGGTTCAAATCCCGCACTCTCAACAAAATTTATTTTAATATGAAGACTTTGGAACAAAAAACGGCACAAACCATATTGCAAAAACCGATAGAGGTTACTGTTGGAAGCAAAACATATCAGGTAGCACCGCCAAGCATTGCTACTTTAATCCTTGCTTCGGCTGCTATATCTGAATTGCCGAAAGTAGAGTTGGAAAACGAGAGCATTGCTGCTGAAAGCCTTTATGTCGCAAAAGATTGTTCCGCTATTGGAGATATAGTAGCAATCCTTATACTTGGCGCGAAAGGTTTGAAGGAAACAAAGAAATCGCCGTTCGGGTTGCGAAAAATTGAAATAGACCGAAAGGCTGTTTTGGCACAAGAGGTATTGGATGAATTGTCTCCGGTGCAACTAAGCAATATGCTTTCGACTCTTCTTCAAGGGATGGATTTGGCTTTTTTTTTCGGAACTATAAATTCCCTAATAGAGATAAATCTGTTAAGGAAGACGAGGGAGACAACGACAACGACAGTGTCTGGGCTGCGGTCGCAGGAATAGTAAAGGCGTATAATCTCCCTATTGATTATGTACTGTACGAGATGAGTTACGCGAATATGATAATGTACGGTTCGGTTTTACCGAGTTACAACAGCGAAAAGAAAGACGAAAATAAAAACACAATAAAGGCGGACGACCCAAAGAATAAAGATGTGGTGCGAAATTTAATGTTTGGATAATGGCAGAAAGTAAGTATTCTATATTCCTCAATAACGACCAACTAAGGAATGCTGCAAAGCAGTCATCCGATATGCTTAAAGGTATCGGAGATTCGGCAGAAGCGGAAGGGGCGCGTATAGATAGGGCTTTCAAAAAAGCGGCTGCCGGCATCGGTATTTCACTCGCAGGAATAAGTGCTGCCGGTTTTGTAAAACAGATGTTCAAAATTCGTTCTGAGTTTCAAGACACCGAAAGTGCAATGACTGTTTTTCTTGGTTCAGTTGACAAGTCTGCAAAGTTTATGAAAGAATTACAAAACTATGCTTGGTACAATATGTTCGAGTTTTCTGACCTTACGAAAGAGAGTGCCAAACTGCTTGCTTTTAGAAATAATGTAGAAGACGTTATACCAATCCTTGACAAACTTTCCAATGTCGCCGCCGGAACAAAGCAACCACTCGGCGACCTTGTCGATATGTATAACAAAGCAAAAAACATCGGAAAAGTTGACGAAATGGGCTTGAAGCAATGGGCGACTAGCGGTCTTGTCGTTACCGATGTGCTCAAAGATATGGGTGTTGAAGTTGATAGGTCAGCAATTAAGTTTGAGCATCTCGAAATGGCACTTAATAAGGTTACATCAGAAGGCGGAATGTTCCACAATCTAATGGGTGCACAACTGCAAAATCTTTCAGCAAGTGTTGGGCAATTACAGGATAGTATTTCCATAATGTTTAACGAACTCGGACAAAAGTCTGAGGGATTTATGAAAGGTGCTATTGACAGTGCGAACTATCTTGTTGAAAATTATGAAAAACTTGGCAAAGTCATTCTTGAATTAGTTGCTGCTTATGGAGCATATAGGGTAGCATTGGCGGTTTCTCTTGCGCTTCAACAATTATATATTGCATTAAAGGCAGGAATGACTGCAGCGGAAATAAAGCATTACGCCGCGTTGGTTTTAACCGAGAAAGCACAAAAATTGCTTAATGCAACAATGCTTAAAAATCCGTATGTATTGGCTGCAGCTGCTATAGTTGCTTTGGGGTATGGAATGTACAAATTAATTACCTACCAAACCGAAGCAGAAAAGGCGCAAAAGCGACTGAATAAAGCCGTAGCGGATTTTAATTCAGAAACAACAACTGAGCAAGCCGAAATTAAACGATTGTTTGACAAATTAGAGGCTACAAAAAAAGAATCAAAAAATTACCAAAAAGTTAAAGATGAAATAACGAGCAAGTACGGAAGTTACCTAAAAGGGCTTAAAGATGAAGTTAAGAATCTTAACGACACGGCGGCAGCATATAGGGCAATAAGCGTAGCCGCAAGGCAAGCAGCCATAGACCGAGCAATCGATAAATCAGTAAAAAAAGAGCAAGAAAATTACGACAAAAACATCCAGAAGGCGAATGAAAATTTGTTGAATCAAATTAAAGCTTCCGGCAAGATGTCTGAAGGTCAAGCAGAAGCATTTTTTGAGAAAATTCAAATGGAACTTCTGAATACTGGGAAATTGTCCGACGAAACATCCCGAAAATTGGAGGTATTCAATCGTACATATTCCGGCGATGCAAATACGTATAATAGCGTAAAATATTGGGTAGAACAAATAGTCGGTGAAAATGAAAAATTAGAAAATGCTGTCAAAAATATAAACCTGAAATTCGGCGTTAGTATTAATCAATATGAAGGCTTGGCGAAAGAGCAAGTAGATGCGTATATAAAAGCCTTTGAAACTGCAATGAGCAAATTTAAACAGTCAGGAAAAAACCAAAAGATAATACTTTTTGACAAAGAGTTAACATTAGGAAGCGAAGAAGAATTGGACCTACATTTAACTAAACTCAAAGAGGTTCGTGAGGCATACAATATAATTGAAAATGCCAAAGAAGGCGAAGGAAAAAAGAACAAAGAATATTGGGAAGGACTTCGTGATGAAACGCAGAGTGCACTTGATTTACTTGAAGAAGGAGAGGGGAAATGGTATGAACTGATTGCACAAAGAGATAAGGCAAACAAAGCACTAAAAGCGTGGGCAGGTGGCTCTGATAATGCCAAACAGAATGATTATACAGACCAAATCAAACGTGAAACACAATCGCAGACTCGCGCTGTTAAAGACTTGGAATTTGCTGTCGAGCATGCGAGGATAAGTGCGCTGGAAGAAGGAGCGAAGAAAATCATTGCTCAAAACAAATTGAACTACGAAAAAGAGAAAGAGCAACTCAAAAGGCAGCAAGAGGATATGTTGCAGCAAAAAATTGAGTTTGAAAAAACAAAATGGCTTGCTACGAATCCAAAAAAGACCAAAGAAGATTGGGACAAGTCGGTAGAAAAAGCATCAGTAAAATTGACAGATACGGAGGTTAAAGATTTTGATACACTTTTGAAAGAGGCGGAAAAGCAGCGCGATAAAGATAATGTCAAAGCATTGCAAGACCAATTAGAGCGTTACCGTACTTTTGCACAAAAGCGGCTCGCCATTGAAAAACAGTATCGGGATGAAATTGCTAAACTCAAAGAGCCTGATTCCGGAGCAACGGAAGAAAACATACAAGAAGCAGAAAAGTACTGGTCTGATATGCTTGCTGCTTTGGATGAAGAAGTGTTCCAAAAAGAAGACACTTTCCAAGAGTTTATGATGCGTATCGCTGTTATAAGTCTTCAGCAACTCGAAAAATCATTGGCAGATGCCGAAAAAGCGTTAAAGGAAAGCGAACTATCTGACGGAGCAAATTCAAAAAAATCAGCCGTTATCCGTGCCAAAATCAAAAAATTACAAACTGAGATAAAAACCGTCAAAGCTGAAAATGCAGTTAAAGAATCTGACAGGGCTGCTGTATGGAACAAAACTGCTTCTGCTATCAAAAAAACCAAAAGCGAGGTTGACGGGATAATTAATTCAATGGACTTTTTGGACGATGCAACAAAAGCCGCGCTAAGGACTGTTTCTAATATTGCCGATGGAGCAATTAATATGATTAACGGTATTAAGATGTTAAGCATAGGTGCAGCGACGTCTATCTCTACTGTCGAAAAAGCATCAGTCATACTTGCTATTGTTGGCGCTGCCATACAAATAATAACTGCTATTTTCAGCGCGGCGTCTGCCGCCGAGAAAAGGCATCAAGAGGCATTAGAAGAAGTTTCAAAAAATAAATTGGCATTTCAACGGAAATATAACTTATTGTTGCTTGAGCAAAACCTGTTACTTAAAGAAGCGACTACTATCTTCGGCACAAAAGATATTGAAAAATCAATTGCTACTATTAAAGTCTATATGGATGCTATTAGTCAGTTTAAGGCGGAATTAAAAGGACCCTATGTAGATTATTTTTCAAGTGCTTGGGCAGGTGCTATTATTGGTTGGGGAGCTGCTGAAGAAGAAGTAAAAAAATATAAAGCCTATATGGAAGGAATAGGCGCTCTTCAGGAAATTAAAATAAAAACAGGACACGAAAAAACAGGTTTATTTGGGTGGGGCAAAGGAAGAGACATATATGCTTCTATATTAGATGTATACGGGAAAGACCAGTTGTTAAATCCGGACGGAACGCTTAATATAGACTTTTCAAAAACTATATTAGATACACAAACGCTTAGTGATGCCAATAGAGAATTGTTGCAAAATCTTATTGACCTTCAAGAAGAAGCAGAAAAAGCATTAGAGCAACTACGCGATTACCTAAAAGAAGCATTCGGCGTATTAGGTGGCGATATGATTGATTCAATCACTGAGTCTATTCGCAATAAAGGTGTGGATGCTTGGGAAGAATTTGGAAAAGCCGGCGCAAAAGTCATTGAAAAACTTGGGGAGCAGTTAGCGTATGAAATATTTTTTGCGGATAAATTTAATAGGTTGCAAAAGGATTTAGAAAACGTCTATAAAACAACGGGAAACCCTGAAGAACTTGCGCTGGGTCAAATGGAAGTGCTCGGTCAGTTTTATCAAAATATAGGTTCCAGTATGGATGCCGCAAAAGCATTTATGGAAAACTGGCAAAAGGAAGCGGAAAAGTACAACCTATATCTATGGAATGATATTGAAAGACAGGCATCGGAAAAAGGCTTTGCCTCTATGACCCAAGATACAGCAAGCGAATTGAACGGACGCTTTACTGCCATTCAAGCGCACACATACGAGATAAACGAGAATTTGAAATTTTTAGTTATTTCAAAAGTAGAATCAAACGCTATAATGTCAGATATAAAGTTTGGGATGCTGCTTCTTACTTCCAATTCAGAACGTATTTTGAGACATTTGGCAGGCATTGAAAGCAATACTAAATATTGCGAAAACTTAGAGGATATGAATAAAAATATCGAATCAATGAGATATGGAATTGATAATATTAATTTGAAAGGGGTAAAGATAAGCGCATAATGACAGGTAAGTTATACATAGACGGGGTTGATATTTATTTATTATACGGCATTTTTGTAACGCAAAATGGATATAATGAATTAATTGCGTACCCGCCACTTAAAACGGTCGAAAGCAACGATTGGCAAGAGGATGATGGCATCGAAGTTGATTTGTCCGCACCTGCGCTTGATACGCGTGAATTAACTATCAGATTTGCCTATCACGGCAATATAGGCAAGTTCAATTCATTCATTGAATTGCTATCTGACGGCGCATATCACGATTTTAATTTCGCCGATATAGGGAGAATTTACAGGTTACGCCTCGTGTCGCAGTCGAATATGTCGCGAACGTGTGACTTACACGTGCTTGCTTTGCGTTTTGCAGACGATTTTCCGTTGTCCGGATATTCTTACGTAGCGCCGCTGTCAAGTCTTGTTCCGTTGAAATCCTACAAAATTGACGAAAAAAACTTATCTGCGGGAGACCGATTCTTTTCGGAAACCGAACTATGCAATATCCATAATGTAAGCCGGCAAACCGTGCGCCAGGCGCTCGCGTATATGGAACGGCAGGGAATTCTGCGGCGCAAGCAGGGAAGCGGCACGTTTATCCAATCGCGCCAGATGGAGCTTAACAGAACAAGCCTTACCGTTGGGGTCGTCTCCACCTATTTCAGCGATTATATCTTTCCCGGCATTGTGACAGGCATTGAACGGGTACTGAAAAAAAACAATGTAATCATGCAGCTCGCAACCACCCGAAATCAGGTCGCGGAAGAGGCGCGGGCTTTG